GATATATGGTCAGCAAATGTGTCTCAAGATGTTGCGCTATCCAATCCAACAAACCCATTTTGTTAATTGGTGTCCGCACAAAGTACAAGTATATGAAATCAAGACTAACCCAGAGTATGAGAAATACCTGATACTTAGACTTGAAGAATATGCCAATGCTCTTTTGGAATCAAAGGAGTTCAAACAACCAACCGAAGAATTTGTCGTAGATGACAAGCTATTCAATCTAATCCACGAGGTAGAAAAATGAGTGAGTTTCAACACAAAAACCTAGAGGGCAGTCTCTTTGTCAATAGCTACAAAGAACGAGATCAACACCCTGATTATACAGGCAAGTTGGTAGTCGAGGGCAAGACTTACCAAGTCGCTTGTTGGAAAAATCAAACCAAAAATGGTGGCGATTATTTCAAACTCAAACTGTCAGATGACAAGCCAAGAGAGAAAAAATCATATCATTCAGTCGGTGATAATTTTAAGCCAAAAAGCAAACACATGTCAGAGTATGAGAAAGCCAAGTATGGCGAAGATGACATACCATTCTAGGAGAGAACATGGCAACTAACAAATGGTTTCAAGAAAACCCAGAAAAAGCCAAAGTAATACAGAGGCGATACTATGACAAAAACAAAGAACAAGCCAGACTTAGATCAAAGAAACAAAATCTAAGAGGCAGGTTATCTTATGAAATGCTTACAGATCAACAAAAAAAGAAAGTTGAAAAAGAAGTAGATAAATTACTTGCATAGTATATTTGATAATGCTAGGGTAGATACAGGTAGATAGGTAGCAAAAGAGACATACAGTTATTTATTACATAATGAGAAGTTTGCTTAAATTATTCCAAAAGGATTAGCTGTATGGTGGTAAGAAAAAAGCCGATCTACCACTAACTAAAGAGAGGATAAGTAAATGAGTGTAAATGAGCTAAGTAAAAATCAGAGAGAGTGTAATGTATGTGGTAAAATATTCGATTATGAAGATGGTATCCTGAATATTTTAGAAATTTTAGAATGTTCAGATGAAAGAATACATGAATGGCAGAAAAAAAACCCAAACATAATGCTCGAAGATTGGTTTTGTATGGATTGTGCAAATAAACACATAAGACAGATAGAAACTAAAGAGAGGATAAGTAGATGAGTTTAGATCAAAAAAGCGAAATAGCTGAAAACATTTATTTTAAGGTTATAGATCATTTAGGTATAACTGATGAATGTATTAAAACAAATGGCGACAGTACAGAAAATACAGATAAAGGGAGAGAATTGTATTATGTTATTGAGGAATCCATAAAAACAAAAGAGCCAGAAAAACCAAAAACAATAAATGAATACTTTGATGAA